CATAATCTACATAGCACATTACCTCTTGCGGTATTGGTTTCTCTTCACCAGCTAAGTCTAACTTCAGTTGCTCGTCACGCTTAGTGTCCATGCCGAACGCATAGACCTTGAACAAAGAACTACGAAGATTGTAAGACTTTGCCGAATTGTTTTTCATCGGTTCTACCATCCGCAATACCTCCAGTTTTCAATTGATTTTCTATTTCTTTCTCTTTATCTTTTGCATTCTGCACCGCTATAAGATTTTTATCAGTTACTGGCTCATCTCTGAGTGGGCTTTTATCTTCGCTTTCCTCATCCTTGCCTATATTCATGTTAAATAACTTCATAAACAGGTATTTATAGCCATAAGAATATGCTTTACCAATGCCTTTATCCGATGGGTCTACCCCATATCCTACAAAGTCATTGATTTCCATAGTATCGCTAGGATTATCTACATCGTATAAGGTTACACCAACCAATACTTCTGTAAAATTGCCATTTCTAGAGTGTTGCGTAGTGTTTGGTATCATACAAACCCTATGCTTTATAAGCTGTTCTCTTACTTTCTTATTAACATCGTTATATGCTAACACCTTGTAAGGAACACCGCCCCCATCTGTTTTTTCAACACTTCCAATCTCTGATTGTATGTCGAATACCTTATGTATTAATGTTTTGTTTGTCATATTGACCTCCATAATGTTTTTCATGTCCATATTATAATCATAAATAATTTTAAAAACAAGTTGATTATGCAATTAACCACATATATAATGACATTAAATAACAAAGTGAGGTACAAAATGAAAAATAATGTATATAAAATAAGCAAGGTATCGAAGAAGAAAAAAAATAAAAAAATTACTCGTAACAAAATAAGACATGAAAGACTTAAGAGAAACTTTAGTAAGGGCATAAAAGCAACTTCATTCTCGAAAAGTTATGGTAAGTAGGAGATAAAATGAGCAAAGTAAAAGAACTATTATACGATAAAGAGCAAGGAAACTATAAAGATATAGAAGAGATTGCTGATGAGAATGCTATTGCTGCATTCGAGAAACAGGTTGAGGAGCAAGATGAATCAGAGAGAGTTTAGTGCATTTATGGATGTGATTGAGAATACTTATCCTAAGCAAGCTAAGATAAATAATGTACAGCGTGGTATGTTTTGGCTTAGTTTACAAAAGTATTCTCTAGATGATTGTATGTCGGCCTTCTTGCTGCATTGTGAAACCAATGATGGCGAGTGGAAACCACAAATATGTCATCTAACTAAATTCTTACAGACATCTGAGTCAGTCATAAGAGAAATGTTCAATGATTTCTTCAAGCGTAAAGATGTAAAAGATAAAAAAGCGGTAGCTATATACAATAAGTTAGGCGGGCTAGAGATGCATAAGTTGCCTGAATACCAAACTAAAAAACTGGAAGAGAAGTTTGTACAGTTATATTTAGAAGAAGGTAGCAGGGAAACTTTTGCCGCTTTACCCAACAAGTTAAAAACCAAACTAATAGGTAATAAACAATGATACAAGCAGGAAAAGGCGATAGATATAGGCCTGTAGATACTGAGAAGTTTAGAAAAAACTTCGATGAAATTTTTAGAAAAAAGAAAAAAAAGGAGGAAAAAAAGAAATGACTACTTATGTTGTTAGAGTGGAAGAAAGCAAAGAATTTGTTGGCATTTATGCTGCTAGTAATGAGCCTGAGCTTTTTTGGCTGGTCGACCAACTGACTGACCCTTACATTTGTGAGTATGCTAGATTAAATTTCGGTGGCGTTTGTTTTGCTGGTAAATGTTCGAGATTCGTTACTTTAGATGAAATGAATGAAAGAGAAATTTATTGTGGAACTATGTTGAATGGACCTAGGTTTACTGATGAAATGTATGAATTCGAGGGTAGGTGGAAAGCTATAACTAAAGATTGTTACCCGAAAAGAGATGGTACAGATGATTAGACTAGGTGAAGAAGAATTAGAAAAAGCAGTTATAGAGATTAGAGAAAAAGGTGCTGAACTTGCAGAAGCTGAGAGTCAATATCAATATCTAGAATCTATGCATAAGATAACTAAGGCTACAGTATTTTTAGAAACTAAAGACCAAGGCCTTACTGTAAGAGATAGAGAATCAATGGCTGAGAGCCATGAAAGCGTAATTAAATACATACCTTTAATTAAAGAACAGAAGAAAAAGTATTTATCTTTGCGCCATCATATCAGTAGCATAGAAACTGCTTGTAATTTATTTAGAACGAATTCAGCTAACCTTAGAGGTGAGAAAAAACTGTACGGAGAACTTGGTTGAAATATCACAAAGATAATAATACATTTGAATTTGATTTAGACTTCGGCCTTATATCTGAAAAGTATTATGGGACAGTAATGCATGACTTAATCGAAGGCAAGACTGAATGTAAAGCTGAGAGAGATATATGGACTAGTACGGGAAACATGTTTGTCGAATACGAGTCCAGGGGACACAAAAGCGGAATAGCTATGACTCATGCAGAGCATTGGGTTGTGTCATTTTATAAAGAAAATAAGGTATGCTTCACCTTGACTGTGCCTATCGAAGACATGAAAAAGATAGCAAGGAAAGGTAGACCAAGTATAGGAGGAGACGACAATACATCTAAAGGAATGTTGGTAAAGATAAAAGATGTTATAGACTATTTTATGGATGGCCAAGAAACCTAACAAAGCTACACAACAGGCATACAAACAGGCTATAGAGTATGGATGTATTGTATGTAAGAAAAAGTATGGTGTGTATACTCAGCCCTGTATTCATCACATTACGGGCGCAGGAATGGCGTTGAAGAACAAGGAATTTATTCCACTCTGTCATCACCATCACCAAGGAGGAGAGGGTATACACACTTTAGGTACTAAAGTATGGGAAGAAAAATATGGTAGACAAAGAGACTTACTTCGAGAATTTAAAGAAGTCTGTCAAGAAAAACTTAACTGATAAGGGCGTTATGGTGCATTTTACTAAAGGTGAAGATTGCCTTATAGATATTATATGTAACTACAACGGCCGAGTAGCTATGTTTAAGTTTCTTGTAGAAAGTAATTTTATTACAGAAGGTATGTATGATTTTAGAAAGAAATTTTATAAGTGGTACTTTATTGTAAAAAGGCCGCAGGATTGTTTGCCCATCTTGCATGGAATGCCTGTAGAAAAAAAGATAAATGAGCAAAGAGTACCTGACCACAAAAAATCTAGAAAGATACATAAGGATGAATATGAAATGGACGAGTTCCAAAAATTTTTATTGAGGCAAGGTAAATGGCGAAGATAGTAATAGATACTAATATCCCTGCGCCTACATCAGTTACGGGTAGGCCGTGGAAGTATAAAGAATATGTAGATGCTTTCATGAATATGAAACATGGAGATTCATTTGTAGTTAATGATTACAATATTGTTGATTCTGTGAGAAAATATGCATGGAGAAAGGGGATTCCTTGTAGGTTTAGAACGCTTGCAAGAGAAAAATATAGGATATGGAAAACGGATGAAAGCTGATTTATTGTCGCTGTTAACTGCTAAATCAATGAATTATGAAATTTCAAGTGGCAATCATGATGCCATTACTTCTGAAGACATATCACATTTTTTAGGAACTAGGGGTTTGGACAATAGAGAATACGATTTTTTAATGGCTAAGTATACTGACAACAATTATGCAAAGTCATTAGTATTTGATGATATTTATGAGGAAGTTTGCGATATCTTTCTTAAATATATATCAGCAGATGAAATAAGAAAAGACAGATACTTGATTAGAAACTTTATTAATCTTGCGTTAAGGGAAACGATAGTGACTGTCTGCCCATTTTGCAAAGGCCAGGGCGTAGTAAAAACAAAGAACAGTATTGATAAGTGCAATCATTGCGAAGGCACAGGACAATTTATTTACGACAATAATAATAGACCCGAGCTAATCGGGATAACTAAAAAAGAATATGAAAAATATAAAAATCCATATCTTAAAACATTAGAGTTTGTAAAAAATATTGAGATTAGTGCTTTAGCTAAGATTGGAGATGAATAAACTTAAATGGACTAGCTCACTAATCCTCTCTTGTGGGTTAGTCTTGACATCATTTAATATCTATCCGATTAATCTTTATGTGCAGTTTGTTGGTGTATTAGGTTGGTTGGTTGTGGGCGTAAAGACCAAAGATAATGCTTTAGTCTTTGTAAATGGTGTTGGACTGGCAATCTTAGGTTTTGGGATAATTTACTCCCAATCTCTCTAAAAAAGTAGCCCTAGAATCGCCATAATCCAATTTAATTAAGGCAGGTGATACCAAAGTACCCCACTAATGTGTAACTCTTTTCTCGTCTGTATCAGAGCCACTATCAGGGGTGTCTCCTGTTTCTTCCTCTGTATTGTCCTGAATCATAGCTAATTTAGGCTTTAGAGCAGGTATTTTGCTGACTAGGCCTTGTAGTTCTTCGATTAGCTCCTCATCAGTTTTGTTTTGTCCTTTCTCTACATTAAGATTTATATTCTGAGAACTAAAGCCGCCCATTTCTAAAACAAGTTTAGCTGTATTTAATCTGACATTGTCTTGGTCTGAGTGTAATAGGTTTTGTAAAACAGATATCGCAAGGCCTGATGTAGATGATATGCGTTCTTCGTTCTTTTGTTTTATCTCAGCAACATATTTGTTCTTGAGATAGTAACCCATCTGCCTAGAATCTTCTTTCCATCCTGCTTTGGCTGCTGACTTACTGGCATTGCCTGCGGTCTCACCTTCTGTGTAATATTCTATAAATTTTAATTCTCTTTCTCTATCTATTCTTTTGGGCATCTACATTCTCCAGTAACCATTTCTTTAATTTATTTATCGTTTCTTTTGGTAATGGTAAATCTTTTCTGTATTTAATCCAAGACTTATCTAATACCAAACTACCATCTATGTCTACTTGCGTATCACTTCCTGAGATATGACTAACAAGTGTAATCGTTTTATCGTTCTCTCCAATAACTAAACCTATTGATATACAATCAGCTAGGTCATTATCTATATCATTTATGTTTGTCCACCCTGATGTTGGTGTTATTGCATCTTCCCAGTTTATTATAACAAGCTTTGGTTTCATTTTTTGCTTCTAAGATAATTAAGATAATCTGCACCCTCTTCGACTTCCCAAAATATTTTAATAAAATCAGGATGGTCTTCTGTTAATTCTGTGTTAAATACTGCAACAGCACAAGCTGACATCATTTTGCATGGTAGGTTAAGTTGTTTTGCAAAAGTATCATACTTTTTGTACGAACCAACTTGTACGCAATGCATAATTTTATCTGAGTTTGCATCTTTGATAGGACTATATCCTGATACATGAGTATGGCCTGCTATAAGTAAGTGGTCTCTTGCATTGAACAATGCGTGTCTGACAATACCATGAGCTGTATTATACATTGAGTGTCCTCTGAAGTTATGAGAACAGTTCACTTTGATTTCGTGTTTTGGTAATTTAATTTTGAGTCTTGCGTTATGTTCTGAATATATAGTCCTTAGAGGTTTGCACATCCATTTAATAGGGTCGCCCTCCATAGCCCACATATCATGGTTTCCTGCAACGATAAATATATAAGGTGTTGCATTAACTAACCATTCAACTAACTGCCATTGCTGCTCGCCATTGGTAGTTTGGTCGGCCCAAAGCCCTGCAAGTTTACCTCGCCTAGCCCAGTTGTTAGATAAATCTCCAACAGAACAGGCATACATACCTTCTGTATCATTGACTATATCTATGTGCTTTCTAAGAGATATCCAATCACAACCATCATCATCGACATGAGGGTCTCCTTGTATGTAAAGACCAATAGGTTTTGTGTCTTTGATTCTTATATTTATAAACTTATCTTTTTTTTCTCTAGCGTCTTTTCTTTTAAAAACTTCTGTTCTTGCATTAACTAATTCTTCTGTAGACCAATCGGTTTCTGCTCTTTCATCTAGTTCATAGTTTTTCATTACTTCAGGATGACTTGTTTTCTTACCACAAGTTTTACACTTCCACCTTTTTCTTTGTTTTTCAGAACCATCTGTTCCTGCTTTTATTATATGCTCAGACTTGCAATGAGGGCAACGCAAAGCATTACCATCTTCATCTCTTTGTATGATGCCAACTCTACTAAGGTTGCCGCCATTATTATGTATGGTCATTTTTTCTTTTCCTGCTTTATAAGGTATTCGAGATACCATTTAGCTTTTTCTAAATCTTGTATAGGAGTTCCTTTGTATGGAAATCGAGTAACATATTTTACGATGTTCCCACGAACATAATCCATATTCCATGACCTGATGTATTCTATCGTCTCTATGCCTTTGGTGTAGTGGGCAGGACGATTAATAAGGTCTTGTTTCTTCTTCATCTATTTTATCCATAACTTCATCCCAAGTTATCGGTTCACAATTTAAGAACACAACACCACCATATTTATAATCAGTTCTATTTTTAATTACTGATTTTATGCTGATTAGTGCGCTTGGGTCTATAGCATGGATTGCTTTGATGATTTGCATTTCCCTTTTTGTATAAGGTATGTTTGCACTCATAGTTATCTCCTATTAGTTTATGTATACTTAAATCGCTGACGCAATATAGTAAGCCACAACCAATATTAGTCCC